TTGCTGGCCGGGTGTGCCAATGTTGTTGACGCCACCGGGTGCGCCAATGCCGATGGAAATGCCAGTCGGGAACATGACGGGTCCGCCGTCTTTACCGGTGATGCTGCGAAGGTTAAGATTGCTCATTGTGTTATCCTTTATATAATGGTCCAGTTAGAGGTGTCGTTAAGATTGATTTCGACTCCCTCGGCGATGGTAATTGGCCCGGCAGAAACGGCGTTGTACCCGGCTGCCAGGATGACGTTGCTGTTAAGCGTGCTTGGATTCATCCGCCCTAATGGGTTGAGATTGGAATTGGCAGCGATGGCTGCGCTCCAACCAGCTTGCGTGTATACCTGCCATGTTGTTCCGTCATAGGTAAACTGGGCAGAGACACCGCCGATATTTAGGGTCATATCTTCGGCATCACCTTCAATGGTTGAGCCGTTTCTATTAACTGTAAGACTGGTGGTTCCCCAGTTCCCCCCATCAGCAATAACTACTGTATCACCAATGCCAGGAGTGGCAGGAAGAGTGATTGTGAAAGTGCCACCAGTTGTATCAGCAATAATTCTTTGATTCTTAACAGCTGTATAGTTAGATGTCTTGCGGACATATGCCATTCCACCTGTGCTGATCTCTATATAACCAGAACCACTCCATCTATATGTATTATTTGAATCTAATGCTATATAAATCTTGCCAGACTCTCCTGTTCCAGGAAATCCAGCTAAATTTGCGAATTCAAGAACATCATCAACATATGATGGTAATCTAGCAGCATCAATTACACCAGATACAATCTTAGATGCATCTAAACTTAAATTTGGTGCATTTGTAAATGAAGCTGTGCCATTATTCAACGTAATAGCTGCATTGAATTGGTCTGCAAATGTATTATAAATTCCAGCTATTTGTTTAATTGGTCTGTTCAGAACAAGAGCATTTGCTCGTTCCCCATCAGCATACCAATCGACATTTGTTTCCGGAAGTTGATCTATATTAATTTTTTCCATATAGTCCTCTTGTTAAAATTATTTTTATATTTATATTTTAAAAATTCCAAAATCCCAAATTAAACTTGTGATCTAATCTGGAATCGTCTCAAATTTCCTTTTTAAGGAGCTTGAGAATGAATTGATGAGAATAGATATTCAGTATCTATTTCTATAGTTGAATTGTAACAAGTTAAAGTTCGATCATCATAATGTGTAAAGTCTATTGAACTGATTACTGATGTAATCTTCATTCCTATAACTTCATTATGATTGCCTATTATCACATTGCTTCCTTGTTGTTAACCTGAACTTGTGAACAAGTAATTCAAGTTCTTAATTTTATTTATATTGACACGATTTAGAACTAACCGTGTTTAATAAAAAAGATTGTGTTCATTTAAAAAATATAAATAAAAAATGGATATCCCTTTGACACACGTTGAACCAAGAAAATCGAAGCCGAACAACCATGTTCAGTGCGAATTCTGAGAGGGCTCCTGCCGTCGGTAGCGTGCGTGAAGTGGATACCCATTAAATATGAAACAATTTCTTGCTTACAAATACAGAATTTATCAAACAGATGAATTTCAAGTTCTTCTGAGTAGAACCTTCGACTGTATAGTCGGAGTGAGCAAGTTACACAATTTTTAGTCGTGCAGTAGTTGAAATGTCATCTATTATCCAAAATTTACTGAATAATACGCTCGGGAATGCTGCCAGGAGTGCAAAATTCGATTGTATTATAAATTTCAGCAATACTTCATTGTTCAATGCTGAAAATGAGATATTTGCTCATGTTAAAACATCTCAATTTCCAGGAAAAACGCATGATACTATAGATTTGAAATTCAAGGGTAGATCTATACCAATAAAAGGTCAAACTAAGTATGATAATACTTGGTCGTGTACATTTTATTTAACGGAGGATCATTCTTTGAAAAAAGCATTTGAAGATTGGATTGAAAGTTTAGATCAAAGACATAATATAAAACCTGTATCTGGTCCTGTGCAGATTGCTCAAGAAAACAATAATTTTTTAGGTTATTCAGGAACATTAAAAATAGCGCAATTAGATTTTTGGGGATCTAGTCAAACTGTTCTTTATGAATTATATAATTGTTTTCCTAAGAGTGTTTCGTCAGTAGATCTCGATTATTCGTCAGTAGGAGAAATATTAGAGTTCACAGTAGAATTTTCTTATACTCATTTCAATACTGTAGTTATTTCTAAATCGAATGGCAGTTATATTAATGATATAGTTCAGAAACCTAGTGATACAATACCGGTTCCTAAATCTATGGATAAGGAATACAAGGAAATGCTCAAAGAAAAGGGCGTAATTTTTGATGCTAATTCAAATCCATTTGGAGATGTTTTTGCTATGGCCCCAGCAACAAATGCTGGAACTAGTATAACAAATAAGAATGTATTTGGAGATGAGTATTCTTACTTAGCATGATTAACAAATGACAATATCAATTAATGATTTAAAGAAACATCTTGGTCCTGGTTTAGGACTAAGAAAAAACAGGTACATGTTAGAGTTACCCGTTCCGTTGATAAATGGTTCTATGATGAATGTTCTTTGTCAAAGTGCTGGATTACCAGAACGGAATATAAATGTAACAGAAATGTGGCATAAGGGTAGAAGATATGTAGTTAGAGGCGAAACCGATTATATATCAGAATATGAGATTTCCATAGTAGATGATTCTAAAATGGAAATCAGACAAATGTTTGACACATGGTTAGCGTTGGTTGATGATTCTAGACCTAACCCAATGCATCCAGAGGGAAGTTATGAGATTGATATTTCAAATAGAATCCAAAACTTCGCTAGTAAGTTCCCAGGTGACAAATCATGCAGGTACCAGTTAGATATCAATATCTGGCAAATGGATAGAAAAAATAATCCCGTGTACGGGTATAAATTGCAGAATGCATTTCCTAAATCTGTTGGTATAGTAACTCTAGAAGATGGTGATGAGAATACATTATCAGAATTCAGTGTTACCTTTGCATTTAGTGAATTTTTACCATTACATGGGAAAGAACCTGAAATTATCAAGGAATCGTTTGATCTTAATACTAATACTAATCGGAATGATGTATTCTTAGGAAATAACTTTAATTCAACAATACTTGATTTTAATGCACTTAGTAAATCATTGCCTCAAGATAATGAACCAAAACAAGGTGCTTCAGATACATTTTACGATCCATAATATTATGAATTTGGTTAGTTAAATGAGTTAAATGAATTAAATGAATAAATAGAATTATTAAAAATAGTTAAAACAATTAGAAAATAATTAAATAGAACAAACAGAACTGTTAAAAAACAGTAAAACAGTTAAGGAGAAATAAATTAAATGGCTACTAATAAAATAAATGAGCTTAAAGCAGCAATTGGTGCTGCCGCAAGACCAAATAAATATCAAATTACTTTTTCTGTACCATCAGCCGTTAAGAGCAGTATAGAATCAAAAAATTTAGATGTTCTTTGTAAGGCATCTAGCTTTCCGAGCGTAACAATTGGACAGATTGAGGTATTCAATCAAGGAAGAAAATTAGTTATTCCTGGTGATACATCTTATACTAACACATGGACTTTGACTTTCTATCAGACAGAAGATCATGCTATCCGTAAGGCTATGATAGCCTGGATGAAAGCTGCTGATGATTTCCAGAATAATGTACATAGTACTGAACCAGGTATTGTAATGACTGACCTAACGGTTGAGCAATTAAATTCTGAAGGTAAATCAACAGCAAAATATGTATTCCATAATGCATTTGTTCAAGAGGTTGGTGAAGTCACACTCGGTGATGACCAACAAGACACTGCTATGGAATTTGATGTAACATTTAGTTTCACCGATTGGGTTGTTGAATAATTTAGATTGTTATCATTATTGATTTCGGAATACGATGTCAAAAAAAATAAAAGAACTTACTCCTGAGCAATCATATCAAAAGGTGACAGCTCTTCTTAAAGAAAAAAAGAAGTTAAAGTCTACCGATATGATTCCAGGTAATCTTTTATTTACATTATATGATGCAAAGAATAAAGAAGCTACCTATGATAGAACACCTTTATTTTTGATTTTTAAACGAAATAGTACACATACTTTAGGGCTGAATTTTCATTGGATTCTTCCGAAAATGAGACTAGATTTGATATTTCATATAATACAGATCAATAGGAATAATATTCAAAAAGGTAAGAAACTTCAATTTGATTATGCACAATTGAAGCCGATGTTAAAATCATTTGGATATGCTCCGTGTATAAGAATGTACATAAATAAAAGATTTGCATCTAATGGTGTTGTAATTCCACCCGAAAGATTAGTTGAAATTGCATTACTAAGAACTGAAACATTCACAAAAGGAAAATACTCAGCCGCTCAATTATTTAGGATGGCTAGTTCCAAAAGTGCAAAGAATGCTAGAAAACCTTAATAGTAAAAATATTTTCGGATCAATATAAATAATAATTATGAAACAATTTCTTGTATTATATCAGTTCGCTACAAGAATAAACAAGCTACATGATTATTAATCATGTAATAGTTGATAAAAATGAGTAAATAAATGTTAGATAACAATATAATTGATTTAGCTACAAATTCAAAATATTCTGAATTTTCAACATCAATTAAATCTGAATTGAAAAATAAATTAGCAAGTAACGAAGTATATAAAGAATATTCAAAAGAACTTCTTGAGATACAAGAGTTAAAATCAAAATTTGCTGAAATAAATTCAATAGATTCGATAGGTGAAAAATAATGAGATTAATGTACGATCTTGATTCTCAGCCAGAATTCATTATTAAAGAAGAAATAAATGAATCAACTGGGGTTACCTCTAAAAAATATATGATTAAAGGCACCTTCAGTACTATTGGCGAGAAAAATAGAAACGGAAGAATCTATCCTAGAGAACTTTGGGAAACCGAAATAACAAAATACCAAGAGAATTTTTCATCTGGTTCCATTAATACACTGATGGAATGGGAACATCCAGCAAGAACAAATGTCGATCCGATGGAAGCTGTTGCAAAAATAACAAAATTACAAATCAAAGATCGACATGTAATCGGTGAAGCCATTCTGTTAGATAATCCAAAAGCTAATCAATTAAAATCACTTATAGATAATGGAATCAAAATATCTGTATCTTCACGGGGAGTTGGTTCTGTTAAGAATGGAATAGTTGAGAATTTTAAATTAGTAACATACGATATTGTTTCGGCACCGAGTGATTATAGTGCAACAATGAATGGTTTAATTGAGAATTATCAGTTAAATGAGGGAATAATTGAAGAATTATCTTTTGGATTAGATAATTTTGGAAATATAGTTCCATTATCAGAATCTGATTGTAAATCAGAATGCGAACTATTCAATAAAGAAGATGTTAATGCAGCAATAAAATCAAGATTTGCTGATCTTTTGAATGCATTTAATTCATCGAAACAATATAAATAGGTAAAAACATAGGAGAGTAAAATGAATTTACAAAAACTTTTTGAATCTCTTGATGAAAAAGTTTTTACTCCTGAGTTGAAAGAGTCATTAGAGTCACAATTCAACGAGGCAGTAGAAATGAAGGCGGCATCTATTGCTGACGAGAGAATTGAAGAAGAAATCAATAGTTTGAATGAAAAAGCTGAAAAACATATTGATTTTCTGAATGAAAAAGCCGAAGAATATGTAAAAGTGAAACAACAGGAAATGGTTGATTCATTAGATAAGTATTTGGAGAGAGTAGTTGAAGAATTCGTAAATGATCTAAAAGAGACATTAACAGAATCCGTCAAGTCCGAAAAAGCCGAAATGATCATAGAAGCATTTGATTCCATGCTAATAGCAACCGGTGTTAAAATTTCTGAGATTGTAGAAGCAAAAAATAGTTCTTCTTTAGAGAAGAAATTAGAAGAAAGCATTGAGAAATATGATGCTTTAGTTGAAGAGAATATTAATCTTTCCCAAGAAAATAAGAATCTTATTAAAATGGGATTAATTAATGAAATGAAAGAAGATTTATCTTTAATTGAATCCGAAAAATTCGAAAAATTAGCTAATTTAGTTCAATTCACGAAGGATGAAGAATTTGTTTCTAAATTAGAAACGATTAAAGAGAGTATCAAGGGTTCTGCAGAAGTCAAGGATGAAAAATCAAAAGATGCAGACTTAACCGAAGGACAAGTGAAACCTGTTTGGGCTCACTTAGTCTAATCGATAATTTAATATATAACTTACAGGAGAAAATAAAAAAATGGAAAACATTCAAGCATTACTTGAAAGTTCTAAATATGCTCCATTGTCTGCTTCTGATTCCGCAGCCATGAAGCTTATGCTAGAAAATACTGAAAAAGAGCATGCTAAACTAATCGCCGAAGGTGTACTATCTGGTGATGTTGCTCAATTCACCCCAATCCTTATGCCAATGGTTCGCCGCGTATATCCAGGATTGATTGCTAATGAAATTCTTGGCGTTCAGCCAATGCCAATGCCAACAGGCTTCATTTATGCATTAACAAATCGTTATACTGGTGATGGAATCAATCCAGCTAAACCAGTTGATTCATTAGTTATCGTTGAAGCAGATGAAGCTATCGCTAATGCCGTTTATTCAGAAACTGCTAGCAATGGTAAAGTTCGTTCACTAGTAGCTGCCGGTGATTACAGTGCTGCACCAGGCTATGTTGGTTCATACACTAACGAAGCTGCATTCAAGGTTATTCTTAAGGGTTATACCGGTACATATTCAACAGCTGCTGCTGAACAACTCGGTAAAGACATGAAAGAAGTTGGCTTCAGCATTGCTAAGAAAACAGTCGAAGCTAAATCACGCGCCTTAAAGGGTCAGTACACCGTTGAAATGTATCAAGACCTTAAGGCTCAGCATGGTTTACTAGCTGATGAGGAAATCATGTCTCTGATGTCTTATGAGATGCAAGCTGAAATCGATCGCGAATGTGTTGATTTTGTTAATTCCGTTGCTACTCAACTTCCAGATACAACTTTCACTAAATCTAGTACCGATGGCACAGGTCGTTGGGAAATTGAAAAATACAGACGCGAAGTAATCCGTCTATCCAAGGAAGCCGCTCAGATTGGTATTGATACCAAGCGTGGTCAAGGAAACATCATTCTTTGCTCACCAAAGGTTGCAACAATGTTCGAACAAGTTGGTTCATTCAAGGTTGCTGAGCAATCTTCAGCAGTAACTCAGCCACTTTCTGGTGGTGTTGCTGGCGTATTCGACGGTCGCTTTAAGGTTATCGTTGATCAATACGCAACTTCTGATTATGCAACAGTTCTTTACAAAGGTGCTGACCGTCGTGATGCTATGGGCTTCTTTGCTCCATACGTTCCAATGAGCTTCACCAAGGTTACACATGCTGATTCCGGTCAACCAGCTGTAATTGCGAAGACTAGATATGCTCTAGATACCATCCCAGGTATTTCTTCAGCAAATAGCAACGATCGTGCTGCTCTATATGCTCGTTCATTCGGCATTAACTTTGCAAACACCGTTCTAGCCTAATACACTTTAGGTCCGAATCAAAGGCTCACCTCGGTGAGCCTTTTTTAATCTTTTGAGAATTATAATTGAATAAGAAAATATACCATTTAATTATGCCAGTTAAATTCATATGAATAAAAGATTATTAAAATACAAATGTAGTGATTTCAATTACAATTTATTGAATAATAGTCATTATGTTTCGAGAAAATACAATACGCTTCTATTGAATTACTATTGGAATAGAACGAATAATTATAAGAATACAATCATTTTTTCTAAAAAGAAATGCAAAGCTAATTGGTACAGTATTCTTCAAAAAATAGGAGTATTAGATTATCTTGAATCTAAGAACATAAATACTTCAAAAGAATCGTTAAATCTTTTAACATCAGATTCTAAATGCAAGGAATGCGGAATACCAATTTACGGCAGAACTTTCTGTTCAGTTAAATGCTTAAATCTGTATAAATCAAAAGATGAAACATTCACAAATAAATTAAGTTCTTCACTTAAGAATTATTATTCTGGTTTAAACGAAGCAGAGAAAAAATCTAAGAACAATAAAATAAGTGAGTCAATAAAACGAACTTATAGCAAATATTCTAAAGAAGAATTCAAAAAATTCACAAACACCATTCTAAGAAGAACATCTTTTTCTTCCTTTAGAACAAGATTTGATAATGTTAATTTTCTTTTCGATGAAAATTTTTTTTATTCAAATAGATTTTTACCAGTAGAATGTAAAAAATGTAATTTCAAGTGGGAAATAACAAAAAGTACAACATATTCCAGAACGGAATGCAGTAAGTGCAATCCAAAAAAGAAACACCGAACGCAAACAAGTCTTTTTAGGTACATAAACGAAATTTTACCAGCTAAGGAGAATGCTAGGAATATTATTTCTAATGAAATAGATATATATGTTCCAAGTTTGAACTTTGGAATTGAGTACAATGGATTATTATCTCATTCTTTCGGTCATTCTAAAATTAGCTATTTTAATAAATTCAATATTGATTCTTCATACCATTTGAATAAAACTAACGAATGTGCAGATAAGAATATAGAATTATTTCATATCTTTGAAAATGAATTCTTAGATAGAACGAAAAAAGAAATTTGGTTATCTATGATACTCAGTAAGTTAGGAAGAACTAATAAGATTCATGCAAGAAAATGCACAGTAAGACTGATTTCTTCAGAAGAATCTAAAGAATTTTTAACTAAAAATCATATGCAAGGTTCATCTAAAAGTAATATAAGACTTGGATTATTCTATGAAGAAGCATTAGTTCAAGTTATGACATTTAGAACGCATGAAAAATATGAATGGGAAATTGCAAGATTAGCATCTCTGATTAATTACACCATTGTTGGTGGGGCAAGTAAATTATTGAACTATTTTAAGAAGAACTATTCACCAAATTCCATTCTAAGTTTTGCAAATCGCAGATGGAGTTCTGGGAATCTTTATGAAAAACTTGGATTTAAATTCATTGCGGATACTCCACCTAATTATTTTTACTTTAGAGTTAATGAGAATATTCTGTACCCGAGGGAAAAGTTCCAAAAACACAAGTTAAGGGGAATTCTAGATTCATTTGATGAATCAAGAACTGAAATTGAGAATATGCTTGATAATGGGTACAGAATTATTTATGACTCTGGGAATAAAAAATATGTGAAATATTTTTAATTCAATTCTTCAATTCTTTATCCACATTAAATAAATAGTAAAAAGGAAAAAATAAATGGACGAAAATGAATTTGAAGATAAAGATAGAGATCTAGCCATTGAGGAAAAAACTAAATTAATCAATGATGAAGATGCAGCTAGAGATGCACAGCGAAACATGGCTTGGTTTGCATTATTTGGAATGTTGTTTTATCCATTCGCAGTAATTATATCTACTCTAATCGGATTAGATAATGCAGCAACTGTTCTTGGAAATATTGCTCCAACATATTTCGTTTCAGTTGCTGCTATAGTTGCAGCATTTTATGGTAAAGAAGCATTCGATAAGAAGAACAATTCTCAATAAAGGAAGATAAATGTACGAATACAAATGTATAGTTAAACGAATTATAGATGGTGATACTGTAGATGTAGATATTGATCTTGGGTTCGGTGTTTGGTTGCACGATGAGAGGATCAGATTAAATGGATTAGATACACCGGAATCTAGATCATCAGATCCGGTAGAAAAATTATTTGGTATGATATCTAAGGAACGGGTTAAGAAATTCTTCGAGGATGAAAAAGAAGTAACTATTCTATCTAAAAATTTTGAAAAAGGAAAATTCGGAAGAATCTTAGCTGATTTTACAGTAAAATCAGAAATAAGAACATTATGTGCAATTTTAATATCCGAGGGTTACGCAGTTCCTTATCATGGTCAATCTAAGACTTTAATTGCTGATGAACATTTAGCAAATAGATCAAGATTACTATATGAAGGTATTGTAACACAAGAAGCTATCGACATAGTTAGTAAGGTTTAATCAAAAAAATGAAACAATATTTAGATGCTCTTGAATTTATCATTAATAATGGCACAGATGTTCAAGATAGAACCGGAATAGGCACTAGAAGTGTCTTTGGAATGCAAATGAGATTTAATCTCTACGATGGATTCCCGGCAGTAACAACTAAAAAATTAGCTTGGAAGGCTGTAGTTGGTGAATTACTTTGGTTCTTAGAGGGTTCAGAAGATGAACGAAGATTAGCTGAAATTACATTTGAAGATATCAGAGAGAATCTAATAGATAAAAAAACAATCTGGACAGATAATGCGGATACACAAGGAAAGAATCTTGGATATCCTAATTCACCCGAATCAAAAATGCTAGGACCAATTTATGGTGCTCAATGGAGAAATTTTAACGACGCTTACATCGATCAAATCGAGATTATTTTAGATCAATTAAAGAATGATAAAGATTCAAGACGAATTATTCTATCTGCCTGGAATCCAGCTCAACTAGAAAATATGGCTTTGCCACCATGCCATGTTCTATCACAGTTCAGAGTAATTAATAACAAATTAAGTACTCATTTATATCAACGATCTGCTGACTTTGGTTTAGGTGTGCCTTTTAATATAGCATCTTACAGTTTATTGACTCACATGTTAGCTCAAATTGCTGATTTAGAAGTAGGTGAACTTATATGGTCAGGTGGTGACTGTCACATTTATTTAAACCATATAGAACAAATTAAAGAACAGATTCAACGGGTACCTAAACAACTGCCGTCATTAAAGATGCCGAACTTTAAAAATCTTGAAGAACTGTTAAAGACATCTGTTTCTCAATATATTCTTTTGAATTATTCTTATGATCCATCTATAAAGATGCCGATGGCAATTTGATTTTTAGATTTTCATAAATAACCAGGGTTCACTGAACCCTGTTTTTATATCAAAAACTATTATAAATAGTAAAAAGGAAAGAACTAATGGCATATCAATTACACGACGCAATAGTAGATGCTTACAATCGACAATGGTCGATGGTCAATACGTTCACCGTTCATATACACCTTTCAGAATTTTTAACTAAAAAAATTGGTATTTTAGATGAGAAAATAAATCTGAATATCATTTCTTTTTCATCTCCTGATTTTACATGTGATCCAATAGAAGCATTTGTTGCTAATAAATGGGTTATACACAACGGCCGAGATAGTTTATACAAATTTACTATAACATTTAGGGACCAGGATCAAATGGTTCTATATAGAAAATTCTTAAAAATATATAAATTAACGAAAGGGTCATATTTTGATAATATAAAAATGAGCATAACACTCATAAAAGACGCAGATTGGTTAAATGAAGAAGATAAAGAACTTTTTACATTCAATGGTGTTCTTATAGAAGGTATATCAAATCTTTCGCTAAGTAACGATACAGAAAATCAAATAGCAGAATTTACAGTTAGTTTTAAATGTAACGCATACAGCATTAAGCAATAATTTAAGCTCAATAGTTAAATATATCGAAATAATTGGAGAAATTAGAATGGAATTAAAATTAGGTAATAGAACAATTCATATTAGAAAGTGGAAAGGTAAAGATAAAAAGAACTTTATCAATTCTTTAAAATCAGAAAATGTCGATAAATTAAAATTAATGAATACTTTAGTATATGATTGTATTGAAGAAGATGTTATACTAAGTAATGAAGAATTTAAATATGTGCTCACAAGAATTAGAGCTGAATCATTAGGTGAAGAATTCGACATAGAGTTCTATTGTGATGGGTGCGGGAGTTTGTTTACTAAAAAATTATTACTTAAGGATATTATTACATATTCATTTGATGAGCTTAAAGAGATTAACGTACATGGAATATCTATAAAATTAGGACCAATCAAGAATAAAGAAGTTTATTTAGATTTAATGGATAAAGATGAGAATTATGATTTTCTTTTAAGAATTGAATCTTTTAATGGTGATGATTCATTTACATTAAAAGAATTAGAAGAAAAAATTGATGATTTGGATTTAGATGTTCTTACGGACATTATGGAAATTTATCATAAATCTAGATTTACAGTTAAAGATGTAAATACAATAACATGTAACTGTGGAAAATCTCATAGATATATATTTGACGAGATTCCTGGATTTTTACCTGAAGATTGGTTCAAGTTAGAATGAAAATTGATTTTTCCATTGGTGACAGAACATTTCAAATAGAACCATATAGAACATATCAGGAAAAAGATATTCTTTTATCTTCAAGTTTTGGAATAAAAGATTTGGATAGAATTCTTGAGATAATTAATTTTAATGAATCTGGATTAACCGAAAACGAAAAGAAAGTAATTCTATATAAAGCTAGAGAAATATCACTAGGAAATGAAATAGATATAAAATTTAAATGTAAAGAATGCGGTCAGGGAAACGATGGAATTATTGATGCATCAAATTTTGTAATTGATGGTTCTAGAAATGATGATTATATAAGAAAATTAAATGAAAATGTTACAGATGAAAATCTTATTAAATTCGTTGAATATTCTCAAGAAGAACTAGATGATTTAGATATTCAAGATTATGAAGAATTAAAGAAAAAAGTAACAGAAAATCAAATTCAATTTAATTTCACAAAAAGTTGTAAATGTTTGAGATGTCAAACAGAGAATATATTCGATTTAAGTTCACCAGAATATATCATTGAAATAATGAGCGAAGATAATTTAATGACGCTATATAAGTCATATAATCTTTTGATTTATTTTGGACATTATACTAAAACTGATATTGATAATATGTATCCATTTGAAAGAAATATTTTTATTGGATTATTCAATAAAACTAAAGAGGATTTGAGTAAACAATGAATCAAGAATCACAATCTAACATATCTATAGATTTCGGTATAAAGAAACTGAAATTAGCCAGTAAACTAGCATTTTCACAAACTAGAAAAGAAAATGTTATTTATGACGCTGAGAACTTGTTAGGCAGCGTTGATTCAAAAATCAAAAGTATAGCTTTAAGCAAATTCGTTTTCAGAAAGGCAAAAAAATTAAAATCTCTTGGAGAAAAAAGAGAAAAGATTAATGAAATAATAGAAGAATTAGAACAGTCGAACGATACAATAGTAGATAAAGCAAAAAAACATATAGTTGGTTTTGGTGTTGATAAAAAGTTCTTAGATATGAATCCTAAAGAAATTTTGGATATGATCAGTAATATAGAATCTAAAAAATCAAAATCAAAATCAGAAAGAGAATCTATCCCAGAGGCTGTTTCAGCTGCTATCGGAACTTCCGTTCAGATGAATACCGGAGATAAAGGCTCAACAAAGAAAATAATAAAATCATCGTCAGATGCAATATCAAAGAAACTTAAGGTAGAAAAAACCGATCAGATTGAACAAAATGCCATTACAAATGAAATCAATAGAGCATTATCTTCAATTTCAGGAAAAGGTCAAACTGACAGTTCAAAAAAATATAAAAATGAATCATCTGAACCATTAGAACTAAAATTCAACCCAGATACCGACAATATTGAAGATGTCGAACAAAATAATGAAAAAATCTACGATTATTTAGTTAAAAAAGGTGAATTAGATATTGCTGATTATATTCTTGATTTAATGACTGAACCTAAAGAATCAGAAGATCTTAAAACATCAGAAATTGAAAAGAATACATCCGAAATAAAACGGTTATCATTAGTTAATGAAAAAATTTATGAAAAGCTAGACGAATTAGCTGAAAATATGATTGATGAGCAAGATACATCTATTACTAGTGTTCTTGCTAAAAAATCGGAAGAAAATGTTCTTGGGTCTAACAAAATTGAAAAAGATCAGAAAGTTCAGAAAGCTCAGAAAGAAATTGGAATTTTTAACACACTGAAAAAAATTCTGCCATTTACTAATATACTCAAATATTTAGCTGGTGGTACCCTTTTAACTTATCTATTAACTAAATCTAAAGATATCTATGCGTTTATAAAGGGATTATTAGAAAAAGGATCGAAACAGATTAGAGAATTCGTTTCAAAAGTTCTAAAAGAATCTTTTGATAAATTATTCAATACTAAGTTCGGTAAGGCATTCAAAGAAGCATTCGCAAAGGCATTTGATGCAAGTTCTAAAGTATTAAAATCAACGGTAGAAATGCTTGAAAAAGGTCTTACAAAAGTAATTGAAATTCTTAGAAAAATTCCTGGCGTTGATAGTATAATTGATTTCTTTAAACGAGATGAAGGCCCCAAAAAAGTTCCTAAACAAGAACCTAAAGTACCGAACAAGTTAACGGCATCCAAAGGGGCATCAATACTAGGTAAATTAACAAAATTTGCTAAACCTATACCAATAATTGGCACGGCAATTACTGCTGGTGCTGCCATATATTCTGCTGTTGATGGATATGAAAATGCGGGTGAATTGTTAAATAAAAAGGATTCTGAATTAACAGAATCTGATAAACTCATTTCAGCAGCAGCATATGTCGTTGATGATTTTACATTTGGAATTATTAGTAAAGAAAATGCTGCTGAGAAAATAATGAAATGGATGAGTTCAGAAGATACTGGCGTTCATTATTCTGGATCATTAAATGATGGATCAAGTGAGCGTAAAAGTTCAACTGAGTCAAAATACCATGAAATTAAAGGCAAAAAAGAAGTAAAAATTAGTAAAATCATAACAGAAACTGCGGATCGTTATGATCTAGATGAAAATCTTTTAAAATCTCAAATAAGAGCCGAAAGTGGATTTAATGTTCACGCTGTTTCATCTAAGGGTGCTATGGGATTGATGCAATTAATGCCCGATACTGCTAAATGGTTAGGCGTTAAAAATCCTTGGGATCCTGTACAGAACGTCGATGGTGGCGCTAGATTTATGGCGTGGCTATTGAATAAGTACAAAGGTGATATACCAAAAGCACTAGCAGCATATAACTGGGGCCCTGGCAATGTAGATAAGAAAGGAATGGAACAATTACCAACCGAAACAAAATCATATATAAGTTCTATTCTTAAATATATCAAGGGTGATGACCCTGAGAATGAATTCTATACTAAAAAATCAAATGAAACGGTAAAAACCGACACTATATATGCCCCAATAGAAAAAGAATCACCAAATAAAGAAAATAAGAACGAGTACGAACCCAAAAAAGTATCTTATACAATGAAACACGGTATGTTCCAGAAGAAAAAGGTAAAAGATTCATCTGGTAAAGGTAAACTCGTCGATGTTAGAGGCACAGTTAATCCTGACGATTACAAAATAAGAGAATTATTTTCACTTAATAAGGTAAAAGAATCAGATTTTGATGGTCTTAATCCTGTTCTATTAAGTAATCTTAAATCTATGGCTGCAGAATATATCGATTTGTATGGAACAAAAATACAGATCAATTCAGCTTATAGATCAATGGCTGAACAAGCTGAACTTAAAGCTAAGAAAGGTAATCTAGCAGCAACCCCAGGTAAATCTATGCATAATTATGGTTTAGCCATAGATATGAATAGTACTAATTCTGAGAATGCCGAAAAATCTGGATTATTCAAAAAGTATTATTTTACAAGACCTGTTCCTGGAGAATTATGGCATATTGAACCATTTGGCGTTAATCGTAAAGAAATAATAAATGATTCAAGTAAAAATATCAAAGAAGCTCCAAAAGAAAAAATAAGTTCAGTGGATGAAGCTAAAAACAAATTAGGTAACGTAAAAGATCCTAAAGCAGTAGTTCCAACTAAAGCAGAAAACGAAATTCCAGATGTCATATCAAATGAAGAACTAAAAGCAAAGCAGAATGAAGAAAAAATAAAAGGTTTAGAACTTGCTATTGAAAATTTAAAATCAGAATACAGAAAAGCTGAGAAACAAAAAGATATAGCAAAAATGGAGAATATTCAAAAGTTCATAAATCAAAAAGAATCTGAGATTTCTAAATTAAAGAATGAAAATAAAAAACCAGAAAAGGCAACTAAAAAGACAATATCAAAAGATAAAAAGAATAAGAATCTTGAGAATACATACGACAGAACTCTTTCAAATACAAAAAAATATGACAAATCATCTGGTACTGTGAATTCTTCAAATCAAAATACAAATGTTAATATAAATAGTATAGCTGGAGCTAAACCCGATAATGTTTCACCATTATCTGTATTTAATGATTTTTCATAGATTTGGAATGAAATATGTCGTCAAAAGATAACAATTTAACTAATGAATATCCAAAGGGTATTGCTATAACGAATCCTAAAAACCCGAACTTCAGATTCGTTAAAATAATTGTTAAAGAAGTTAATGATTTCAAAGCAGGCATTGATACACTAAAAAATAAAGCTTCAGAAGCTTATAACGACGTTAAAGATATAATAACGACACTTGGAAAAGAAAAGGCTATAACAAAAAAGAAAGATGCTAAAAAAAGTATTCTAGCATTGAATAATACTAAAACAGTTTGGGGCGTAGCATTGCCTTTACCGAATGAGCTTTCAGAAACTCAAAGTCATGACTGGGAAACAACTTCCGGTATTATAGGTACAACTTTAGGTGGGTTAGCAGATACAGAAATTGCTCTTGGAGTTTCTACCAATAAAGCGATAGCGTCATATGCAAATGATTCTGGAATGAGAAAACCATTAATTAACCCTGGTTATTTTCAGGATTATAAAGGAACGATGCCTAGAGAATTTACATTATCGTGGGATCTTATTCCAAACAATGCTGAAGAAGCAGAATCAATTAGAACTATAATTTATAAACTTAAAAAATATTCGCTTCCAACGTCAACAATAAATGGATTATCTTTATTATCACCGTACATATTTGATATTGACTTTTCTAACGAGCATATAAATAACGTCATTAACATGACTCATGTTGTGTGTAAAGAATTATCAGTTAATTACAGCGTAGATAATTCAATGCAAATGTTTGACGACGGTATGCCGAAATATATCTCATTATCAATGACATTTGCTGAACGTATGACAGTAACATCTGAGTTTTACTAATTATGAAGAATACAGTACTTAAATATGATTTTGAAGAGTTAAATGAATTTATAGTTTCGGACTATTTCAGTAAGAATATAAATCTTAACGAATTCTACGCATTATACGAAGATTTAACAGAAATATATAGAATAAATGACGGAGATAAGTTAGAACGGATTTCATATGAACTATATGGTTCTGAAGATTATTGGGATGTTCTCTTAATGATAAATCAGCGAGATCCATTATTTCACATGCCTTATAGTTATGATACATTAAGTTATTCAACTAAAAAATTTGTTGATAATTACGTATATTACGTTTATAGTAATGCTCCATTATCTTCAGATAGAATAATTAATTCGCTAAATGAAAATTTTATCAAAGAAAATGAAGATTTGAATGAAACTTATAGATTTATTAGAGTAATAAAACCAACTAGAATGAGCGATTTCATAAAATTAGCTAAGGAACTTTCCTATCTATGAGTAATAATATTTTTAATGCTGTAAATAAACTAAAAAATTACAGCGTGAAGATAGGTGATATAGATTTAATCAAAGAAGTAATTATCTCATTAGATATCATATATACGAATAGATCACCGATTGTTCTTGGTAAATTAGTTCTTAACGATTTTTACGATTTGAATCTTCAGATCTCATGGAGAGACGTTGTTGTTAGTGTTTTTTATATGGACATGTACGACGAATATGTGAAAAAGGTTTTTGTAGTTACATCAGTTAGAGAAATTTACGACGAAAAGTTCAAGAAAACATTCACCATAGAATTACAGGATGCCTTTTCATATGTTCTTGAGCATAGTTTTTTATCAAAAAGTTTTAGTATAGATATTGTTTCTGCCTTGAATAGTTACATTTCTGAACTTAACCTGAGTTCTTTTAAAATGGATTTTAGTACTTTGAAAAGTTCAAAATCGTTTGTAGTACCAAGTCATATCAATAATTTAAATTTTTTTATAGATGAATTATTCAAAAGAGGATTCAATTTCTATCAGAATAAACAGGCGATAGTTCTAAAACATATGAGTGAATTAATACCTAGTTCTTTAGTTTTAAACGATCCAGGTAAACCATATATTAATGAAACTAATAATCAGCATTATAAAAATAGAATTTTAGCCTTACGAACAACTTTTATGAACAGAAATAATATCGTGCATACAACGAAATCAATTTCTTATGATCCTAGTACGAAAAGCGTTAAAAGTTATTCTGATAATAGTAATTCTAGTTTATACATGAATGATGATGAATTCAATCTTCAAACTGCATCAGTTGGTGCTCATATTGGTAAACGAACAATAACCCAACCTTATTTGGATTTTAGTTTACATAGACAAATTTTAAAGAATTCATTTCTGAAACAATCAGAATTGGAAATGGCAGTTAATGGATTCGTAAAAAATGATATCAATCAAATATATGAATTGGTACTTAAAGGAAATATAGGTAATTCAGAGTCAGAAATAAAGGGAAATATGATTAACAACGGTAAATACATATGCAATACTATTATAGATAAAATACTTGGCGATTCATTCGTTCAAAAAATATATCTGCATAGAGCTGACATGACTAAGAAGATCTAAATGGAAACAAAAGAATCAAAAGAAATTAATGAACTTAATTTAGAACGGTACTCGCCGAATAATACAACACCATTTATTCTATTCAGAGGCGTTGTAGAGGATAATAACGATCCATTACAGATTGGTAGAGTTAGAGTAAGAATTTATGGTCTTCATACATCAAATAATGAAAATTCAAGCGAAAAATTTGAATTTGTAAGAACAGTTGATCTTCCATGGGCAGAAGTCATGGGTTCTTTCGGTTTAGTCGGCGGTGTTGGATTATCTCATGTTCTAAGACAGGGTACTTGGGTTTGGGTTATATTAGAAAATAATGATCCAAATAAACCAATTGTTATGGGAACAATTACTGGTGTTAATTCTACAAGTTCTTCCGGTAAAGCTGCATCTGGTGAAGGATTTTTTGATCCTAGTGGAGTTTATCCACACGATTCTCGAAAAACTGAGCCGCTCAAGGATAATGGAACATCACCTGGCGAAATAAAATCAAGATCAAATCGTTCTGATATGCATCCGAAAATGGATACTAATTATAGAACTAATATTATTCTTGAGACAGAATCTGGTCATTTAATAGAATTAGAAGACACACCTGGTGGTGAGCGAATAAAAATTTCTCATAAAACTGGATCATTTCTTTATATTGATAAAGATGGTAATTTTTGGTTCAGGGGAGTGAAAGATCTCAATTTCGATATCGAAAATAATGTTAATTGGAATATTGGTAAGAATTTAAATATAAAAACAGGTGGAACTCAATTAACGGAATCTGTAGGAGATTATACCGTTACAGCACCAAATATATTCTTGAACTAATGAATTAATGAACTAAGGAATCAAAATGATTGCTTCAATGCTTGAATCTCAAAAAAGTTCTCTGATGGATGAGCAGGTAGCTTTGGATCCAACAAATCCACGATTTCAAGAAATTGATGATATGGTTAAAGAAATTGATGCGACTCTGATCAAATTAAAAGCACCAGTCACAATGCCATCACTAAGTTCAGAATTTAAATCTTACGATGAAATGCTTTCAAATAAGGATAAATTAGTATCCAAAACAAGTTCTATGAAAAGTGCATTTTCAAATCCTTGTGATTCTATGAAAGTGCTTGAAAAAACAAATGGAATACCTAATGCAGGAGATCCAAAAGAAATATTTAAGAACCTATCTTCACTTGGATTACTGGATAAAAGTATAACAGATTCTGTTAGTGGATTATTAAATTATGATTCAGCTGTCCAAAAATATATGGGCAATGTTAAAGAAACTAGCGGAAAACAGAGAATTCTCGATTCTGTTCTCGATGCTGTAAAAAAGAATTGTACAGGTCCAATTGGTTCAGCGCCATTAACCATGGATTCTTTAACTAAACTTATTGGTTCATCTCCATGTTCATCAGCTGTATCATTATCTTCACCAGATAAACAAGCAGATTTGCTTAAATCTTTAAATATTTATAAAGATTCTGTTTCTAATGGTACAAATCCTACAGTAGCATTAAATAATATCAAAAAAGATATGATGATTTCTAACAAGGTAAATATCCCCGGTATTTCTACCTTGCCTAGTTCTACTGGAACAACAGGTTCTACTGGAACAACAGGTTCTACTGGAACAACAGGTTCTACTGGAACAACAGGTTCTACTGGAACAACAGGTTCTACTGGAACAACAGGTTCTACTGGAACAACAGGTTCTACTGGAACAACAGTAACAGAACCACCAAATATATTGTCAGATAATTTTTGGGACTACAATGCTCCTGGGAAATCTGATAAAACTGGATTGGAAATATTAAAAGATAATTCTAGTTTATCAAAAATGTCTAATTCTAGTGGAAATTTTTTGATGAATAGTTTAACATCACTTATTTCATCAAAGCCAACTAGTGTTAAAGGTGACTCGAATAAATCATTCGATTTTTTCACCGGTAACACAAATGCAGATTATACTTCTAACTCAAGTTCAGTTAGCACAAATAATAGTTCATTATTTTCATCTTTTAAGTCAAAATTTCCTAATGTTAAAGGTGATTCTGATAAATCGTTCAATTCTCTTATGGGTTATTCAGACACAAGTACGAATTCAAACTCCGTTAGCACAAATAATTCTGTTAATCCATTAATATCTTCTTGGACATCAAAATTTCCTAATGTTAAAGGTGATTCTGATAAATCATTTAATTCACTTATGGGATATTCAGATTCAGGTACAAGCTCAGGTACAAGCTCAGGTACAAGCTCAGGTACAAGCTCAGCCAATGCAAGTAATAGTTTATTAGTAAAATCTTGGGTGTCAAAATTAAATAGCGTTAAAGGTGATTCTGATAAATCATTCAATTCACTTATGGGGAATTCTGATCAGTCGAGTGGTGGTGTAAATACAGAATCATATTCTAAGAGTTCACCAGATCTTTCAGTTACTTCAAAAAATATTCTGTCTGACACATTTTGGGATTATAAGCCTAGTACTGGATCTGGAGGAACTGGAGAAGCCGCAGGAGCTGCAGGACTATCAATGCTATCAAGTTCAGGAGGTTTATCAGGATTATCTAAATTTATGCCAAGTCCAGTTACAAGTGGAACATCTAAACCCACTGGTTCGATTACAAAACCATCAATATCTAATTTGGCCAAGCTTGCTACGGCAACAGCATCCCCGTGTTTTGAAAAGCCAACAAGTCTTTTACCATCATTGAGTAAATAAAAATGCCAGCAATAACTAGACTTGGAGATGTATGTACAGGCCATGGATGCTTTGGTTCAAGAGCTAGTGTAACAGCGTCAGAAAATGTTTTCGTTAATGGTATCCCAGTTCATAGACTTGGTGATGCTTGGGAATCTCATTGCTGCGGTCCAGCGTGTCATGGTGGAGAATTAGCTGGTGGCTCAGGAACAGTTTTTATCAATGGTTTACCATGTGGTAGAGTAGGTGATCCAGTAGATTGCGGTTCGGAAGTTGCAACAGGTTCAGAAAATGTTTTCGCTGGAGGATAACTAAGTTTTGAAATGTGAACTTTTAAATATCTAAAGAATCATGTGGCTTTCAATCAAATATAAATAATAAATGTTAAACAATTGTTAATGGAAGTGAGCAAATTACATGATCTTTAATTATATAGCAATCGACGAATAAATTAGGAAATTGCACAAATGTATAAAGATTTGAATTCTAACACTGGTATTGTCAAAAGTGTCGACGCAATTAAAAATAGCATTAAGAACATTTTATTAACACCGATTGGTTCGCTACCAGGAAAACCAGAATTTGGAAGTAATCTTTATAAAATAGTTTTTGCCCCATTAGATTCTTTAACTGAAACAATAGCTAAAAACTTCGTTTTTGAAGCTTTAAATAAATTCGAAGATAGAATAGATATTCAAGATATAGAACTGAAAAAAGAAGAAGCATTTAATAAACTTATAGTTTCTATAACATTTTCATATAAAGATATATCAGAATATGAAACATCTACTGTTTCTCTTAGTTTAACATAATTGAACAACATAAATGATTAAAGAAACAATTCCATTCAATTTCAACGAAATTTATAGTAATATTTCTAACAAATTCGTTGCTAAAGGCTATGACATTCAAGAAGGCTCAAATACCATGCAATTGGTTACAGCCATGTCTTATTTAGTTAGCATGCTTAATGCTAATACAGCCGTTAATATCAATGAAACACTTCTATCATTAGCAAGAAAGAGAAATAATGTTCTTCAAGATGCAAGAATTCTTGGTTATGAAATTGTTCACACACAATCGTTTCAATACAAGGTAAGAATAAGATTCTTTAATGGAACAGATGCTCAAATAACTAAAAAGATTGATAAATATACACCGTTCTTTTCAGGAAATTACACATATTGGTATCTAGATAATACAATTAACAATATTGTTGTTCCCCCAATTTCTAATAATGTTCCAGGATATAAAGATGTCGATATAGTAGTAGTTGAGGGTGAACTTCATAAGTTCGTCGACGAGCCTGATGTTCTTTCAATTTTGATAGAACAAATATACGATTATAGAACTAAAACATGGAAAAATCAGAATTATGTAGATATTCCATTTACCAATGTTGAAGATACTTATGGTATAGAATTATTTTTAACATATTACGATGAAAATGGAACGTTCTTTGAGCAGGAAAAATGGACTAGAACAAAACAGTTCATGATTGATTCCGATACGGTAACTAATAAAGAATATATTAGACTTGATAATATATCATATGGTACTCCTAGAGTTCATTTTAAACTTGGTGATGTCGGAAAGGAAATTCGTTCTGGCTCAATTGTTCAAATGAACATTCTCAGGAGCAATGGTTCATTAGGTGCTATAACTTCAGATTTGGTATCAATGACTGATGGTATTGTTCTTGGATATGAATTATTAATTTCTGGAACAGAAGAAGAAAATATAGAGAACATAAAAACTAACGCGGTAATGTATCATAACTCAGCTAATAGAGTTGTTACAAAATCTGATTATATTGCATTTGCTAATAGAAATCTTTCTGTAAATAAAACTGAAGTTTGGGATGGCAATAGAGAATTTCCTAGAATACCAGGGAATATTTGGTTTTCTTTTACTCCAACTTCAGCCCCAAGAGAATTCGTAAATTTCACATTACCTTCTAGTTCATGGAAACTTCAGAATATATATGATGTTTCACTAAATAAGTTCTTCATAAAAGACGAAGAAATATCTAAATTATATTTAGATTTAGAACAATATAGAATTCCAACATTAAAATACTTACATAGACACCCAGTTTATTTTGATTTTGAATATGATGTAAAAATATCAAGGTACAATATTAATGTATCAAAAGCAGTTATACATCAGAATGTATTTAATGTTATAGATAATTATTTTAGTACAGATACTGATTCATCAAAAATGGTTGAATCTTTTAATTTTGAATACTTCCAGTCTAATTTAATAAAAAGAATCGACTCAAAGCTAACCGATAACATTGGTGTTGATTTGGATTTGAAAACATCTATTATTCTTTTAGAAAAACACATCAATACCGAAACATTAAATAATCAAACATTTTCATCTGCTAAAATACATTTAGGAATTCCATTCGAAGGATTATTTAATTCTGATGGAACAATCATAACTGGGAATATGCCAGATATAGATACACCGAATGTCGTCGGAGCTAAAAAAATCTATACGGATAAAACAACGAGTACTTTTGATGCTTCTGAAGGAATAACGTCTTTTGATATAAAAATAACCGGAAATTCTGGTGTTAGCGCATCTGATGATATGATAATTGGTTCTTATAAGATATTCAATAAGAACTATCAAGATATAGAAATAACGCTATTTGTTATAACTGGAGATACATCGGTAAAGAGTTATACGAGTGGTTATACAACTGGAATTCCTCCATTTGTATTCAGCATTAAGGGTCTAAATGGGTCAATAGATGAATCAACTAGTGGTTTAAAATTAAATGTGAATTATCCATCTAAGAATATTCCGTTCACAAGAAATACTATTCCTAGACTTAAACAAGTTAGTTTTAACTAAGTTAACTGAAGAATGCAAAATAATATCAAAGAAATTTTCAGTGCAATAACGCCTGATAATATCAAAAACATCCCTGTTGTTAGGGATCAAATGGATATTTTTATAGAAATTCTTGAAGAACTTTCTAAAGAAAGTATCGATATTAGAAATGCATTTGAAAATACAAGAATAAAAGAAGAATTAATCAAAATATATCTTGATGATCTGTACACCGTTTTCAAACAGATTCAATTCAATCAATCTATAGATGAATTAATAGAAAAAACAAACGCCTTTTACGGTACAGAGTACTATAAGAAAAATATACTAGCTGATTTTGTTTCTTATATTAATGAAGAGCACTTCCTTTCAATAAAATCATTCAAGGAAAATAAAGGCACAACTAGCGCCATAGAGTACATATATGAATTAGTACTTTCTTTAATTGAAACAAATGAAGTTTCACCTTATCCATTCACACTAATAGAAAAAGAGCCATTTAACTTCAAAATTAAAGGTTCTATGAATGAACTATTTTATGAGAACATAGTTAGACCATTAGCTCATCCATTAGGTTTTACATTCACATATGAAAGAATAATTAGATTATTACTCGAGGATTTTTATCCTGAATCAAGTTTCATTTATGATACATCTATTTTAGAAATAAGATGTCTTAAGGGTACTGGAAGCACATATTCAAGAGATTTTTTATATGACTCAAATGGAAATCTGCGAACAGTACATTCTATAGAATCGATTTACGAGGGAAAAAATAGAAAAAAGAGAATATATTTTAAAGATGGTACAGAAATAGGTAATCTTAATTGTACATATCTTGAACAAGTAACAACTAATACTGGTCAAACTAAGGTCTATTACAAACAATCGGTAAATAATGGTACTGATACTATTATTGAGGCTTTCGAAGATCAATGTTCAATTTATTTTGAGTACAATTTTACATTCAGATCGTCATTAATTGAAAACACAGCATTCAAAGATTATAGAACATTTGGTGATTCTGTTCCAAGATTAAGTTCATTCAATTCTAATTCATCAGGATATGAAACAGGGATGAATTATCTTAGAAATGAAGATGGTTCTATTTCTGGATCTAGACAAGAGAATTATTATTCACCATCAAGCTTAGCTGATATAAAAATACTTCTTGGTAAGTACAAGAAAAACGTTCAGGTTTTCGATAATTTTGGTAATTTATTGGGTACTGAACCAATTCATTATACAGATACTGTAGAATCATTAAGAGTTAATAATCAGAACATAACAGTTGAACAGTACAACGAGCAGAATACCCATAACGCTGAGTACTTCGCTAAAGAATATTCTAATGAAACACATTCTATAGATTTAACTGGAACTGGTATTCTTTATGAGATTGTAGGAAATAAAGATGAATTCATCGATTTCAATGGTAATTTAGTAGATTTAAGAACTAACTGTTTGAATGAAATTGGGTCCGGTATATTTGAATTCATAGGTGATTGGTTCATATGTTATTCAGAAAGATTTAAGAAAATAAAAAGAGTACCAATAGGTAAGAATAAACGGGTTAATAAATTCAGAATAGGATATTCTTTTGATTCAATATATGATAATCAAAAATATATAGCTGGATTAACTTCTCCAGAATTCTATATTGAAACTGAAGTCAATTACGAATCAGTTAATTTACAATTCTTTACTACAGATGAAATAGAACAAAAAAGTGTTCTCACTTATATAGATGAAAATGAAGAATTAAATGATTCTTTGATAACTTTTTCAAATAGTTATGATTCAAAAGATTTTTATAGACATAATACTTTAGGTCGGAACGCTAAGATAAATGAGTTCATTTTAGAAGGCTATTTGCCTGAAATATTTAATAATAAAATAAGTTCTTTTGAATCTGACGAGTATTTTGCATCTGATATATCTAGTGAAATATATATAGGTAACTTTAATATATCTGATAGTGAATTAATAGAATCATATTCATTCAGAACTGTAAATAGCGAATCTGATGAATATACAGTTACATCAGAACCATTTTTATGTAAAACTGTAAATAACGAATCTGAATACTATTTTGAAGATATTATATCAGATGAATTAATCGTAAGCAATTTTGATATATCTGGAAACGAGCCATTAGAATCTTATTTTGGTTTTGGTGTTTACAGAAATAATGTTCTTCTTCAGGATAATAATTATTCTGCATGGGGTCAAATGTCAACTACTACACAACCAAAGATTGTGTAGCTTGCTCACTCCCATGACTAACTGGCAAGTATATACCAGATCTCTCGATTTTACTAGTCATTTTCTGTAAAGCCATTGGAATCATTAATTCCAAGTCACCTATTGCATGTGACTTTATTCTTTCTCCATAACAGTCATTTTGACCAACCTTGAGCACATTCTTTGCAGCATTGTGATCTCGATCATGTATTTCACCACAGTTAGGACAAACCCATGTTCTTATTCCAAGATCAAGTTTCTGAAGTGTGTGACCACATCCTGAACATATTTTTGAACTCGGATAGAACCGATTGATTTGATGGAATACTTTGCCAGCAGAACCTGCTTTATATGCAATCATTTCTATTAATGTAGACCATGCTGTTTCATGTATGACTCTACTCAATTTCCTGTTCTGTAACATGTTCTTAACTGCTAAATCCTCAAGATAAATAGAATCATAGTTATCAACTAAGTACCTGCTGATTAAATGATAGTACTCATTCCTCTGTCTTGTGATTTTTGAGTAGAGATGTGCTACTTGTAGGCGAAGAGCTTCGTGGTTTTTACTGCTTTTGATAGTTCTTGCGAACTGCTTTTGTTTAATTTTCAACAATCGCTTGGTTTTCACGATGTTTTCTAGTTTATTTGGACTCTTGAATTTTAGTCCATTACTTGTGATCAAGAGATCATTAAGACCTAAATCGCAACCAATTTCCTTTCCAGTCATTGGCTGTAATTGTACTTCTGTTTCTACTAAGATAGAAGCATAATACCTTCCATCTGAATTTTTTGATATTGTTGTTGATTTGATTATTGCATTATCAGGTATCGGTTTATGTATAACTGCTTTAACTGATTTAAGTTTTGGTATATACAAAGTTCCATCTTCATTTACTCTGACACTTCTGGTTCTATAACACTGTCTCGAATGTTTATTCTTGAACTTAGGTAGTTCTATTTTCGATCCTTTCCTTTTACCAGTTATTGACTTGAAGAAATTAACATATGCAACAGATAAATCCTCTGCTGCCGCTTGTAATGCAATAGAATCAACCTCTTTTAACCACTTATTTGTTTTCTTGAGATTAGTTATGTCCTTATTAATATCAAAGTGAGAAAGATGTTTCTCTTTATTCTTGTATCTTTCTTGTTGTTCATTCAGGTAATGATTGTACACATACCTCTTACAGCCAAAGGTTTTATTCAGAAGAACTTGCTGTTCCTCTGTTGGGTAAATCCTGTACTTGTAAGCAAGAAATTGTTTCATATTTTATATTTATAAATATATCAAAATAAATTGCTAAATAATGATGTATTCGCTTACATCCGCACGACTGAAGATAGTGCGGTTTTACACTCCAATATTATAAATAAGTAAAAACTTTTAAGGAAATAAAATGATTTTAAACGATAAAATTGATTTTTTTGGAAAATTCTCATTTAAGGCTTTCCACGCGGATGGTTCTGTAGAAGAATATGAAGAAAAAAATCTTATCATGGATAAAGCCAGAAATAATATGGCTCAGTTAATCGGTGGGATCACATCGGCAAGTACAAATCAAGGCAGACCAATTGATACATTTGTTCTAGGAACACAAGGACATGTAACAAATATATTAACTCCAAAACAGGTTGGTTCTGATGGGTTTGATTCAACATTATCAAAATTATTTTCAGAAACAGCTAATAGTACATTCTATAAATTATCATTCGACCCATACGGTGCAGATGATATTACTATTCCTGTTAGCGGTATTTTAACGGAAGCTGGAACAACAGGTTCTATTCAAACCGGAAATACCGTTAGACGAGTTGTTTCGGAAAGAACAGTCACATATACTATTACTATTGAATCTCAAAATGCTAATAGTTCATCTATTGGAGTTCCTTTAGCATTTACAGAAGCTGCTCTTTATTGTGGTGACGATATTTTTAGCATGAAAACATTCCCAGCTAGAGTTAAAGAAAATACAGTTAAATTTGAAATTGTCTGGTCAATAATTTTCTGATTAACTTTTGTTGAATATATTAGATAACATATTATGGAAAAAATTAATATAAATCAACTTCCAGAAACAAATGTCGACTGGTATTCAAATGGTGAATGGGCAGAAGATGTTGTTCTGAACAGACCAATTAAACAGATAGCCGGAATTTATAATACGTTTGCTGACCAATTCAATGCAGCTATGACATTGAATAATGGCACAGTTTCATTTACTAAAGAACCTAATTTAAGTTTAGATGCATCTAAGATTGTATCTGGTGTAATTGATGCTGCTAGATTACCATCATATGTTGATGATGTTCTTGAATATGCTAACTTAGCTGGATTTCCTGGAACAGGAGAGTCTGGAAAGATTTATGTAGCATTAGATACAAATAATACATACAGATGGAGTGGTTCTAGTTATATATCTATCAGTACAAGTTCAATTGATGCATCTAAGATTGTATCTGGTGTAATTGATGCTGCTAGATTACCATCAACCAATATTGATGCATCTAAGATTGTATCTGGTGTAATTGATGCTGCTAGATTACCATCATATGTTAAAGATATTCTTGAATTTGCTAACTTAGCTGGATTTCCTGGAACGGGAGAATCAGGCAAGATTTATGTAGCATTAGATACAAACAATATATACAGATGGAAAGGTTCTGGTTATGTAGAGATCCATTCAAGTTCTGTTGATGATATTACATATGTTCGCAAAACAGCAAACTATACAGCTGTTAAGAACCAAAAAATTATTGCTGATACTACTGGCGGTGCTTTCACTATTACACTTCCTGCTACACCGGTACTTGGTGATACTGTAGTTATTGCCGATGGTGGTAATTGGGTAAATAATAACCTTACCGTTAGTAGAAATGGTTCTACTATCTGTAGTGTTGCCGAAGATATGATCATGAATATCGGAGGTGTAACTGTCCAGTTTACCTATGATGGAACTACATGGCAAGCATATGCACAAGCTGGTGTTACTGGCAGTTCAATTAAAACATTTGAGTTCGTAGCAACAGCAGGTCAGACTACATTCTCTGGTAATGATGCAAATAATGCAGCATTTAGTTATATTCCTGGAGCAATAATTGCTTCTTTGAACGGAGTTATATTGCGACCAGGTGATGATTATACAGCTACAACTGGGAATAGTTTTGTTTTAAATGTTCCAGCAACTGTAAATTCAGAATTGCAAGTAATTACATTCACTACTTTCTATATTGAGAATACATATACAAAAGCTGAGGTTTATACGAAAGCTGAAACAGTAGCTTTAATTCCCGCGGCTGTAACCTTCTCATCTTCTGCTGAAAATGTGGCTGGAACGATTGAAAATAAAGCAGTTGATCCTCTCGGTATTCGTGAAGCATTTAATGCAACTGGATCTGCTCCAGTTTATGCATGCCGTGCTTGGGTGAATTTCGATGGTAATAATGCAAACATAAGAGCAAGCGGAAACGTGTCGAGCATCACTTATCTCGCAGGTGGTGTTTACAGATTAAACATGGCAACCGCGATGCCAGACACTTCATATTCTATTAGCGGGTCGGCAGGATTCGGTAGTGTGTACGATTCGGCTTTGAATCCTTTATCGGTGACGTATGACTCATATGGAAATAGAGGCATTTCACAGGAAAGTAGGACAACAACTTCTATCAAATGTATCTGTGTTTCATATGCATCCCTTTATAGTGCAGAAAACATTAATCTTTCCGTTTATAGGTGAAACATGAGTCAAGTAATAATTTACAAAACAGACGAAGGTGCCGTAGCCATTATTGTCCCAGCGCCAGACTGTTTATTGGTCAGAACAATTGAAGAAATAGCAAAGAAGGATGTCCCTTACGGGAAGCCTTACAAAATTGTCAATGCAGCAGACATTCCATCAGATTGGACGTTTCGGGATGCTTGGGAAATTGATAATGCAATTCTCACCGATGGAATTGGTGCAGAATCCAACGAGTTCGAGGTAACGGCATGATTACGATCAACATTGACAAAGCAAAAGCCATTGCACACAACGCAAGGCGTGCTGCTCGGGCCGAGGAGTTCAAGCCTTTTGATATTCAGGCTACGATCCCATCAATGGCAGCGGCGGCTGAAACCGCGCGTCAAGCCATCCGGGACAAATACGCATCAATGCAGACTGCGATTGATTCGGCAACCACACCTGAAGCCATTAAAGCAGCAATGTCTGTACTGGAAGGAGCTAAATAATGGGTAAAAGCAGAATATTATCCGATCTTGAAGAAGCTGTAGGTAAAATTGGACCGTATACAAAATATCAGGTTAAAACATCTAATTATGACATAGTTGAATCAGATCGAGGTTCATTAATTGATTGCTCTCCAACAACTAGTACAATGACCTTAACACTACCAAATGCTAATAGTTTATCTAATGGGTTTATAGTAACGATTCTTTGCTCTGGTAAAACAATAACAATCTTACCAACACCCGCAATTAATACTGCTATTGGTGTTGTTATATCAGTTGGAAATACCATTGTCCTTTATTCCACGGGTACCGAGTGGAAAATACTAAGTTTATCTGGTTTCCCAGTTCTGGGGTCTACTGATGTTAACTCACCATATTATACTAATTCGGAATTTTATCAATTTGCATCTGGTGGAATGTTAGTACCCGGAACAACTAAATCTATAGGAAATGGGAAATTGATTTGGTCAAATGACGGTGGTGTATATTATTATCGTGGTGCTTATCACAACGTTTTGTTTTCCTCTCATTCAGACGGTACTGGTGGTTATTACTACGTTAATGATGGCAATACTAATGTATCTATAGGTAATCCATTTTCAAAAGGGATGAATTTTAGTTTTAGTGTAACTATTTATAGTTATACAGACGATTATGTTGGTCTTCAACTCCGCAAAGACGGTGTCACAATAAGTAGTATAGTAAATCATTACATGGGACGAGGAAACACAGCAACTTTCGATCTTGGAACACACACCGTATCTTCAGAAAGTACTAATACATTTGCCTTGTATGCTAGTATAACTAGTGGTGGAAATTACGACGCAATTTATTTAAATTCATTTACATCTACTTTTGTAGGATTTGCCTAAAAGGAACTTTAATGCAACGATTATACTTTAATTTTAAAATAGATGACGTTCGTCTAGTACCAGAAGAACTTTGTCCAGCTCTGGAAAATGAAACAAGTTTTCCAAATATGACTAATATACCAGACAATGTAACGATGGAAATGATTAGTTTTAAATATAATAATAATGGTTCATTATATCCAATTATTACATATCCATCTATTCCTGTTACAAAATAAATATCTTAGAAAGAGAAATAAATGGCAAATTCTAAAACTCAATTAAGTTTAATTAGTAATCTTTGGATCAAACTAATGACTTTTGAAAAAGCTGGTGATATTAATCCAGGGCATAAACATACATTTGATCATCCTACATTACTAGCCAAGGGTCGATTACAAGTAGATGTTGACGGTGTGGTTTCGGAATTCACAGCACCACATATAATATACATTAAGAAAGATAAAATTCACACACTTACAGCACTAGAAGATGATACTGTAGCAGCCTGTATTCATGCTTTACGCGATGGTGACCTTGCGGAAGATATTGTAGATCCAGCAATGATTCCAGCGGGAATTAATCCAAATTATTTACCAGATTTTATTAAGCCTTTGACTATACATGATCACTTTGCTTAAAGTATTCACAATTGTTAATGGTATAAATATAATAAAATTGAAGAACGGAATTATTCTAAGGAAATACTATAATGACATTATTAACTAGTAGATTATCATCTATTCTGAATTTAGATGCATCTAAAATAACATCTGGTGTAATTAATGCTGCTAGATTACCATCATATGTTGATGATGTTCTTGAATTCACTAACTTAGCTGGATTTCCTGGTACAGGAGAATCAGGAAAGATTTATGTAGCTTTAGATACAAATAAGACATACAGATGGGGTGGTTCTAGTTATATTCTTATTAGTTCAGGTGCGTCAATAACATTCAGTACATCGACCCCTAGTGGCGGTATAGATGGTGATATTTGGTATAAATACTAATGCCGCATATTCTTAATACATCAGCAAAACATTCCGGTGCATGGCGCACTGTTATAGCACCTTATGTAAATGTTGCTGGAACTTGGAAAAAGTGCAGTGACATTTATGTTAAAGTTAATGGTGCGTGGCAGCGTGTTTTTTCAAGATTTAATATAGAGGATAACACTGAATATACAGGTTATCTTAATTTTACATCAAGAGACTGGGCTGGCGCTCAAGGGCAAGGGTGGTTTAAGTTCGTACCTGGTTCCGGTTGGTGGACACGCATCTATGTACATCAGGACTCCGGTGGATTCGCTAGCGACACTGGTTGGGTTAATGGTTCTACCGCAGCTAGCGCTAATCAAATATGCTCAATAATGATTTTACCTACTGAAACATCAACTCACTCAGTACCCATATTAGAATGTAGAGGCAATAGTTATAGTAACTTTTGGTATGCCAGATGGTGTTACTCAAATGAACTTTCTACTGTTGAAAATGTAACCAGTCGACCAGCCGGATGGTTCGGAACGGGATGTTGGAATGAATATTGAATTTTTTATTGGTTCTTCTGAACCTATTTTTGATAGTGATAATGAGGACAAGAAACTAGTTGGTTTGAATGTTATCTATACTGGTCAACATACTATTAATATGTCTATGTGTTCTAAACCAATTGAGATTACTTTATCTTCTCCTAGGGAAGCACCTTGGATTGTATCTAGGGACGAGCTTATTTCATTAGTTGAGAATAGTACTGATTTAGAAGAAGCTAAATCATTTATTAAAAATAAGCTAGATCAGATGTAATTTCTTATAAAAACGAGGTAAAAATATGTTCTCTAAAATTGTGTGGGCACTTTTCGGAAATGACGAAGATTCAGTTATTGGAGATGGAAATTGGAATCCTGAACAAAGGGATACAATTTGGATCAGAATTAAATGGTGGTTCAGAAATCCAGCTCATAATCTAATGTTTCATGTTCCTCCATTTGGATTTATGGGCCGAGACTTTATTCGGAAGGGTAATGTTAATGTATTCAGAGAAGAAGGCGGTTGGGGACATGCTGTACTTTGGTACAAAGGAATCCCATTTCCATTCATTTCTTACTATGGTAGAATTAAATTCTATTTTGGTTGGAGGGAGCGCGGAAATTTTGGAGTTAAATTAGTCCTGAATTCCAAATGGAAGGGTTAATCAGCTAATATTCATCTTTTCAAAAATGTTTTAGTTTCTTCTATTTCGTAAAAATCATAAATCACATCAAATGTTAATGTGTGCTCAGTACTTTCATCCTGAGAATTTAGTTCTATATCGCCTATTGATGTGATTCTGCAATTACTAAAATCAATTTTTAGAACCTTATTCCCCTTATTGTTAGAAACTTCGATCCAAAAATCAAATGTAAAATCGCTAAAAGTTCCATCTAATCTAATATTAGAATTAATGATTTTCATCAATTCTTTGTACACCTTAAAATTCTCATCAATTAGTACTTCGAATGATAACGAATTCCATGTATATGTATCAGCCGTTATGTTCAGTCTCGACGAATGCTTACCGCCTATTTCTGGATGAGCAAACGATATACCTGGAATATTAACGGAAGTAAGATATAATGGTATATGCTTGAATTTATCAGAACCAGCTATATAGTTCGTTAATTGAGAAAAATTGTGTGTATTCATGTATTTTTAACTAAAGTGTTATATAATAATTAAAATTATTTATAATGAACTGAAATGTTCATACTAGGAATCATATGGAATATTCTGAGCCAAAAAAACTTAAACATAATTACACAAGTGAATTAGAACTTAAATCGTTACTAATTAGAATTAAAAATCAAAGGGCCCTGATAGGAACTTCAGATTCTAATGCAAAAATCAAAAAGTACATAAAATGGCATACTGATATCTCCAGTAAAGCATATGAAGATACCCGAAAAAGAAATGTTCTAAAAAATAAACTAAAGAATAAGATTGTGGAATTATCAGAATCTACAAGTGTTGATTCTAGTTCTTATGAAAGATTTGGAGAAATTATTCTTCTTATGATTAAGAATATTCTTAAAAAGCCACAGTTCTCAGGATATACATTCAAAGATGATTTTTATTCAGATTCCGTTTATAAAATTCTCAAGTACCTGGACAATTTTAATCATAAATTAATATCATCCCGTTCTGGATTAAGTGTAAATGCCTTTGCATATATTTCACAAATAATTCACAATTCCATTATCTTCATAATAAACACTAAAAAGAAAGATATGGAGAACTTTAAGAAACAAGTTCAACTAGAAGCATTAAATCAAAATTTACAATTAGTTTATGATGATTGGTACGCCGAACCTAAATATAGAACATTTGAAACTGAAATTGAAATAATCGAACGAGTGACTCTTCATGAAATTAAAACATCTCTTTATGAAGAATTAGAAAATCTTCAGGAAGATATTAAGAAATGCACAAGAATGGAAATTACTTATCCAGAATCGTATTCAATAACATTTGAAGAATATAATAAAATCAAACCATTACTTAATGGTAATGTCAGTATACTGAGATCGAAACATGACTGAATTAAATGAAAAAAATTTACAAGAACAGTACCCTTATTTAATAAACGCTGTATTATCTTATATCGAAGAAATCAAACTAAAGAATAAATCAGCAAGTTTAATAGAAATTATTATGGATTTTTCGTTAAAGAATTCAATATCTCTAGAAATGATTGGTGATGCTATTGCTAGCGATGTTTATTTCAAATCATTCATTGAAAGGGATTGTAAACTTCACGGAATCTTAGATTCAGAAGTTAAAGAATTTGAAGATTGGTGATAAGGTTCGATATTAAATTCTTTGAATAGTTCAGATAGTTTTTTGGTTAATTTAGAATTCTTAGGGTACTCTGGGAATTTAGCTCGTTTATTACTTTGGTGGTATACTTTTTTCAATTTATTGTAATTGCTTTTTGGGAGAATAGGTTCCTTTTTAACTTCAGAAGGGTGAATATAAAGCACACCGAATTCATCTTTGTATGCGCCTTTCTCAAAATAATCTGCTGCTCGTCGGAGAAAATCACTTATGTTAAATGAATCATCTTTTGTTAATCCTGTTCGTTTTAATGAATTCTCTAATTTACCAAGAACAGCATTTACTCTAAAATCTAGAGCTTCTCTGATTACGCCTTTAGTTTCGGAGTATTCCTCATTTGAATTCTTATGAGCATGATCGAGAGCCATTTTTTCAAGAGGTATTTCTTTATTCAGAACGGGACATTTCTTTGAATTCTTTAACCAAAGTTTCTCTTTAAGTGTTCTAATTTCGGAAGTTTTCATTTCGTAGAATTTCATATTCATTATTTATTTTGAAAGGGTAATCTGTTAATGCAACAATCTAATATTCTCGGCAAGAAAATCTGGGTCCCTCGAAAGTACGCTTATGAGGTGCAAGATTTTTTATTAAGTAATCCAGATTTTGGATATGATTTTGTTCTTAAAAAATCAAAAATCAAGAAAAAATTCAAAAAGAATTCAAAATTTGTAGCATTCTTCATTAATCAAAATGGCGGAATCGATCACTTCGAGGTTAATTCTGAAGATTTAGAGCATGCCTGGAGAGAATTCTGTTCAGAGCCAGAAGAAGAAATTGATTACACAGAAATATTAGATTGTATTTAAAAGATTTTAAGAATCTAAAATGAGTAGAGGCCTTCTAGATAGCACACTAGCTGCTATGTTTGTGAATCCTGAATTCAGGAATTCTTACCTTTTTTATGCTCATATTGTTGGACAGTGCTCAATTAAAATAGATGAAGAACTTCCTGCACCCGCTGGAATATCATTTCATGTAGATCATTATAACCTGTATATAAATCCGAATGAATTTGATAAGTACAATCTTTACGAAAGATTAGCGATTCTAAAACATGAGATTCTTCATGTTCTATACGGGCATGTTACAGATAGAGGTCATAATCTTAACGAAAAATTATGGAATATCAGCACAGATTGTGCCCTGAATCAATTCATCGATATTAATCATTTACCGAAAGATGGAATTCTTCCTGAACGAATTCAAGATGTACTTAAGATAAAAGTTCCTAAGAATGAATCATCAGAGTTCTATTACGAGCTTTTGAATACTTCTAATGAACGCGAGAATTTAAATTCCGGAACATTAGATTCTCATGATACATGGGACAATTATGTAGGTGATCAAGATCTTCAAGATGCAATCACAAAGAACATGATTGAAACAGCACAGGATAGAACGCTAAAAGAATACGGTGAAATCCCAGCTAAATGCGCTGAATGGATTAATCTTTTTACTAAAAAATCAGAATTCAACTGGAAAAAAATTCTTAGAGGAATCTTAGGAAATAAAAAAGTAAGCTCTCGTTTAACTATAATGAAAAAGGACAGGAGATTCCCAAATAGAGATGATCTAAAGGGGAAAATTAGAAATAGAACATTTGATTTACTCGTTATAGCAGATGTTTCTGGTTCAATGAGTTCAGATTCAATTAATTCGACATTATCGGAAATTAAGAATATTACAGATATAACTAAAACAAAATGTTCACTTATTCAAGTTGATTCGTGTGCATATGAGCCAGAAAAATTATCTAAAGTATCAAAAGCTATAACTAGAAAAGGACATGGCGGAACAGAGCTTTTCCCTGGAATCATTAAAGCTAACGAATCGAAAATTCCTTTTCAAGCAGTTATAGTTCTGACTGATGGAATGGTGCCACAATCCGATTTGAACAATTTTAGTAATATGAACAAAAAAATTGTTTGGTTAGTTGAGCCAAACGGGAGAATTGATGATATAATGAGTCATATCGAAAAATCGAAGAATTCAATGATGGAAGTATTCAAATTATCGGCACAGCGTAAATGAAAGATCAAAAATGAAATTTAAAATTTATTTCGACGAAAAGAAATCAAAGTTATCTATTAATGTTAACGATTTGTATTCTAGGTCAACAGAATCGGTTATTTTCGGTACAGTATTTTCTTATCCACTAGAACGAAAATTCGAATCCGAAATTAAGGATTATCTGTCAGAATTTCTCACAGAAGAGCACAATAAAAAATGCTCAGAATTAGATAAAAAAATCAGAGATGCCCAACAAGAACGAAATAAGTACATTTCTGACCTCAGATCAGTTCTTTATCCAAAAATGCTCGAAAAATGTGAGAATTTTAAAACAGATTTTCCCGAATTGTTCATTTGATTCTTAGATGTAAGTTTTCGCGACTGGAGTTATTCTTTAGATCAGAATGATCCGAAGTTCTTGATTCGAATTAAAGAATTGATGATCTTTATATATAAGAAAATGGCACACTTTACGTTCAATGCGCAATGCAGAATTTCGATAAAACAATGAAGTATTCATACAGCAAATCACTAGGATTATGTGAACATGAAAATAGCACAGATTCTTTTACATTCGATACGAAGGAAGATGCATTAATTGACTTTTACATTAAAGAACGGGAAAAGTTAACATCGAAGATTAATAAATACAATACCGCTCTTTTATTCTTAACGAATAAAATTCACGAACTAGACAAAAATTTTGAAGGGTTAAAGAAAATGTACCCGGAGAAATTTATTTGAAGGAGTTAATTTTGAAAATTAAAAGAATCGGCATTTTTTCTGCTCTTTTTATTCTGTTTATTCTTTCTATTCTTTTAGTATATTCAGTTCAACACATGAATGTTCAAAAAGAACCAAAGAAAGAGAATACAGAAATCTATAAAACAATCCCAGAACCAAAGGGAACAAGTCTTTCAGATTCTCAATCTAAAATACAAAGTATAGCGTATCATGAAGGAAAAAACATTTGCTCTCATGACGAATGTTTTTCTAAAATTCTTCAAGCAATAGCCTGGCAAGAGTCATCATTCGGATCGAATAACATTGGTGATGGTTCGGGGAATGTTTATTTTTATGAAAAGCCTGTATTAAAGAATGGAAGAACATATTTTTCCAAACGCACTGTTCACAAAGATTTAACATTTTTAGAAAATTCTGTTAGATATATTTTGGTAAGAACAAAATCTGGTGAAACAAAATACAGAGTTAAAATAAATTTTGCCGAGTTAGGTAAATCATCTCTTGGAGCTTTTCAGATTAAAGTTAAAACAGCTAAGGATGTTATAACTAAAATGGAACTTAAAGAGTACTATGCTTTACTGAATAATGACAATTTACTGATTGTTAGTTTACTGAATGATACAAAATTCGGGGCTATTATTGCCGGGAATTATCTAAAAATGAATTACCAGAGTGCTAAGAAAAACGGTCACAAAAATCCTATTAAATATGCTATCAGTAGATACAATGGTGGTGCAAATAACACTATTTACATCAGTTTAATTACGGAGAAAATGAAAAAGTTAGATTCATGAGATCATAAGATCATGAAATATAAATAAAAACAAAAACAGGAGAAATTAATAGATCAGAGTAAAATCTGATCTATTTTTTTGAGTATTTTAGAATCTGATTAATAAATAATTCAAAATGGAGATATTTCAAATGCTAACAGAGTCACAATTTGCTGAACTTTATCCTAATTGCAAGATTTCAAATGATTTAATTAAATCAATGAAAAAGTTATTCGAGCCTAATAAGATCAATAACGCTAAACGGATAGCATCATTTATAGCCCAATGTGCTCATGAATCTGGTGGTTTCAGAGTATTCTCAGAAAATCTTAATTACAGTGCTTCGGGTTTAGATCTTACCTTTCCTAAGTATTTCAAAGATGCAGGAATTGATTCGAAAAAATATGCCAAAAATCCAGAAAAAATAGCTAATAGAGTCTATGCTTCAAGAATGGGAAACTCAGATGAATCATCAGGAGATGGATATAAGTACAGGGGAAGAGGACCAATCCAAATAACTGGAAAGTCAAATTATACAGCACTCTCGAAGTCGATAAACATAGATTTAATTTCAAATCCAGATTTGATATGCACAGATACCGATATAATGATAAAATCAGCTATTTGGTTCTGGAATGCTAATGACTTGAATTCCTTCGCTGATAAAGAAGATTTGAAGGGAATGACTCGAAAAATCAATGGTGGATACATCGGTTTAGACGATCGAATTGAGCAATACAATAAAATAGTAAAGTTACTTAAAGAGAATTCTTAAATTCAAAAATGATTGAGTGATCATAGACGTTCACAGAAGATAATAAAAGTTTTTTGTATCATTTTTGTAACAAAATATCAAAAGAGCAATTTTCGATTTGGTGATAAACATTGTTAATCGCTTTGGTGATATTATTAATTATAGATTAAAAGTCTATTATTTAACAAGGGAGTACTATGTTTAATTTAAGCAATCTAAGTAAAGCAATCATTCTAATCGGAATGAGCACAGTCGCACAAGCTGATATTCAAACATCAGCATCTGTTCTCGGAAGTACCAATAATACATTACGAGGGAATACAATTACAGACAATGATCTAGGTCTTGGATTTAGTGCATCTGTCAAAGATTCAGTTCGAGGGCTGTTCGGTACTTATGATCTAAATACCGTTAGTCTTAAAGAACGAAAAGCTAATATGCTTCATATCGTTTCTGGTGGAATTCAGAAAAATGTACTAAGTGTTCCTGTATCTGCTGGGTATAGAATTTATTCATATAGTGGAAGCAATGATCTTGGAAAGGCATCTGACCTTAATTTTGGAGAGGCTTTCATTAGTACAACAATTTATGGTGTTTCAGCAGAATATTCTAAAACTTTAGATTCTTCTGTTCTGAATAATTCTAAAGATTCATATGCTAGAATTGGATACGGAAGTGCCTATTCTGGATATAACATTTCTGGTGGAATTTCTAAGGATTGGTATAATAAACGAAACACATCTGGAACAAGCTACGATATCTCGGTTGCTAAAGATTTAACTAAGAACATAACTGTTGTTGCTAAATACGACATTACCGGTAATGATTCTCTTGGTGTAAATCGTAAGAATCAATTCTCCATCACGAGTTCTTACAAGTTCTAATTACGGCATAAATGTCTTGGGAATGATAAAAGAATCAATTCAATTCTTTTACGTCCCAAGATATTTTCAAAAAATTTTCAAAAAATTTCAAAAATCACTTTACATTTTCAGAAATTGTGATATAATGATTTTACTCAATATTTGTTGAGCATTTTAAGGAATTTTAAGGAATCGAAATGAATCGCTCGGAAAATCGTGAATATCAAATTCGTGTCGTTCGTGATGATGGAAAAATCTTTCTTGATAAATTTAAATCAAAGAAAGATGCTCAAGAAATGATTATTGGAATTAACAAACGCTCGAAGCATACTGGGTGTCACGCTCGGATGGTTGGACCGGTTTGAATACTCAAATATAAATAAAAATACGCTCTGTAAGCATTGCTGGCGATGCGCCGGATTTGTAACCCGGAGATAGACTGTTCGATTCAGTCACAGAGCACCAATTCAGCATTTGTAATTTTCAAAAAATTGCAAAAAAAAAATTCAAAAAATATTCAAAAAACACTTTACATTTTTAGAAATTGTGATATAATTTCACTACAAAATAAATGAACAGATAAGTTCAAATATTTAACAAGCTCTTTAACAAAATGTATCTTAATGTTACCCAGGGTCGAACCTGGTATCATTACAATATGTTTTAATTTGAATAAAAGATTATTACGCTTGTGGTGAAAGGGATATCACTAGGGTCTTCTAAACCCTCATTCCTGGTTCGAATCCAGGCAAGCGTGCCAATTTTAAATTAGAATGCATCTATCGTATAATGGTTATTATCACAGCCTTCCAAGCTGAGGATGTCAGTTCGATTCTGACTAGATGCTCCAAGTTATACGGAAGGCCAAACCGATTGGTGACGGTACCTGTCTTGAAAACAGTTGAGCGTTAATAGCGCCTTTGGAGTTCGACTCTCCAGCCTTCCGCCAGATTAAAAAAATGTATGTATAATACATTAAACAGCTCTTTTAAAATTAATTGATTTAAAAATTCCGGTTCAAGTCCGGTTAGGGAATTATGATGATTTTTTGGGGGATTGGTGAAATTGGCAAACACATCTGACTTAAGATCAGACGCTTCGGCTTGAGAGTTCGAGTCTCTCATTCCCCACCAGAATAAACCCGTGTTTTTGTGTTAAATGAATTTTGGGGGATTAGCTCAGCTGGGAGAGCACCTGCTTTGCAAGCAGGGTGTCGTCGGTTCGATCCCGTCATCCTCCACCAAATTAAAATATGTCTCCATCGTCTAGAGGCCTAGGACACAACCCTTTCACGGTTGGTACCGGGGTTCGAATCCCCGTGGAGACGCCATATTAAAGAATATTGAATTGAACCTTGATCGGGTTTGATTGGGGATTAAAAATTAAGAGAGCCGGCCGGTCTGCTTAATGAACGAATCCTAAGATACCAGTATTCTTTGATATGGTATAAATAACTTTATTCCTCGATAGCTCAGTTGGTAGAGCAGAAGTGAATTTTAATTTAAAGCAAATCGTTGACCGATAACGTTCATTGGTGAGACGTGCCTGACTGTTAATCAGGAGGAGGCAGAATCGTTCTCTGCTCGGTCAGCAATTTGTTTTAATTTATGATAATTCTAATGAACTTTAAAAAATGAGTTTCAAAAAATTTTTAGCAGAAGGTTCGACGGGTTCGTCAGGTTCATCAGGTTCATCAGGTTCATTACATGTTTTCGATATTGACGAAACATTAATGCACACAAATGCAGAAATTATAGTTAAAGATAAAACAGGTAATATTCTGCAAAAACTAACTAGTAGTGAGTTCAATAATCATAAACTGGAACAAGGAAATGAATATGATTTTACCGAGTTCAGAGATTCTCTAAAATTCAATACAGAATCAAAGCCAATCATGCAAATGATTGAACAGTTAAACAGGATTCATAATAAGATTAAATTAAATCTAACTCCTAATTCAAAGATTATTATGAATACTGCTCGGGAAGATTTTAATGATAAACATTTATTCTTGAATACGTTTAAGAAATATGGTATAGACATAGATGATATCTATGTTTATAGAGCTGGTAATCTCCCCGGGAATGATATTCCAGCTAAGAAAAAATTGGTTCACATTCGTAAAGATATCGAAATTGGGAATTATTCTGATGTTCATATGTATGATGACTCAAGAACAAATTTAAGTTATTTTAAATCGTTAGAATCAGAATATCCTAACATTAAATTTCATGCATGGATTATTGATCATAAAGGTAATATGAGAAAATTCTAATAGTTAGAGTCTGTGAGCGAAGTGTCTAACCAACGGCCAGACTGTCATGGTAATACCGACCTGTATAAGTAATCACTATAATGTGCAATCCTGTGGTGGGATATATTACTTACTCAGGGGACAACTATATGTCCTTAAACAGATGGCAGTACTCTAATCATTAGATATAAAAAAATGTTTGAAATCACTTCACATTTTAAGAAATTGTGATATAATTTTACTGTAAAATAAATGAACAGATAAGTTCAAATATAAGTTTTTTAACAAATTAAGTACTCCGGACGGTAGGCTTAAAAGCAGCCATTGATACAGTATAATCAGTTGATTGTGCCAGGGTCAACAGATTAAATCGGGATATCACCGAGAATATTTGCCGCTAAGGAGTGAATTTATAGTACTGGATACAGACAATAGGAGATCCGATTGAACTGTATCACTTCCTGAGATAAACCTAGTCAGCATAACCACCTGACCTAGCTCAGAGAAGATGGCAAACTGGTATGGTGCCAGACTACTAATTAGAATGGTTATTGCTACCAATGGATTATGGTGCCCGGTACAAATGCAATTATAAATTCTTTGGCGTAACAGCACACCTGAGTATTTAATTTGTTAAAAATTATGAGTGACTTGTAGCTATGGCGTGTGCTACACCAGACTGTAAATCTGGTCCCTCGAGGTGAACATTCGCGGTTCGAATCCGTGGTCACTCACCAAAATAATCGCAGCTTCCGTTAGTCTGACACCAGGCTCATAACCTGTGTTGGAAGTGGATGCAAACTGCCACGGCTGCATCCATATAATTCATTAAAAACGAGTATTAAAATACTGGAGCGTTGGCCGAGTTGGTCGAAGGCACTCCCCTGCTAAGGGAGCATTCCTGCAAAAATAGGGATCATTGGTTCGAATCCAATACGCTCCGCCAAGTAACTAGTGTTTTGGTAAAACACAATAAATGTTAATAACTTAAAAAATATTTTCAAAAATCGCTTTATATTTTAAGAGATTGTGATATAATGATTTTACTAAAACAGTAATTGAGAGAGAAATCAAAATGTGCATTACCATGAATGAAGTTAATATCAGTTCTCTTGGAGTCGATGGCGTTGATCCTAAAGATTATCCAGATTTCTGTGATGCATATTTCACAGAAGGATACAAACATAATGGTGAAGAACTTCTTCCAAATGAGTTAGAATATCTCGAACTTAATTATCCAGATGTTCTGCAACATATCGCATATATGTCATTGCAATAATTTGGATGAATTTGAAAATACGTTATGATATAATAACATTAAAAAGGATTAAAAATGCAAATAAATCTTCGTAAAGCAAGTGCGATTCAAGCTGAGATTCGTAGAATTATTAATTCTATCAAGTTAGATGTGATTACGTCTGTAACAGAGTTTACACCTTCCATTGATAGTGCAATTAAAGAAGCCAAGACCAATTTTTTCAACTTAGTTACACGCAAGGAACAATTGAATGAAACGTTGTTCAATATTCGAACATTAGTTGGCCGGGCTAACACACAGGCTGGAATTAATGACTTGCTTACAAAAATTGAGTACATTAACAGCAGAATTGCTATCAGAGAATTGTTAGCAAATACTCCTGAAGCAAAAACAGTTGACGAATTAACAGCTCGGGTGAATAAAGCAAAGGCTGCTAATGTATCTGCGGAAATTTCAACCAGAGCAATGTATCTTAACTCTAATTTTGGTGTTGTAGATACAACTGTTCTTAACAAATTCGATATCGAAGCAGCGAATGATAAACTTAAGGAATTAAAGCGTTTTAAGCAAGATCTTCAGGACGCTCTTCTAAAAATAAATATTGAAACAAATATTACTTTAGTCGAGCAGGATGTAAATGTTCTAAAAGAGGAAGGCATCCTGTAAAAGTTAGGGGATAAGAACGATAAGAGAGTTCAATACTTAAGTTACAAAAATAATTCTACAAGAATTATACTTCATAAGTGTAAAAACTTATCCAAAATTAGCCAAAAAACAGTTAATTGCTCCAGTAAAAATTACTTTGCTTGTTGCTCCTGGATAATAGAACTTTGTGGCTTGATTGTTGTAATTTGTGGGTTGTTTGTTGTTAAGTAACTTTAGAACTTATTGGAACTTAAATTGAATTCTTATCTCCACCAAAATATCAACTTTGTAAAAATCTCAAAAAATATTTTCAAAATCACTTTACATTTTAAGAAATTGTATTATAATGATTTTACTGAATAGTAAAGGATTTGAAATGTTCGAAATTTTCAAAATGAAGAATGTGAAAAGTATTTTAACTATTTTCATTCTATTGAGTACAGTAGGATGCGCTACACTGAGTAAATCCCAAAATGATTTCTGGGTTACCTGTGTTAAACAAACATGTAATAATGTGCAGTGTATGAGTGATGCCAAAATGTTAAAATAA